GACTTCTGATTAGTTCTCTTTTTTAATCCTGCTGTCTTAACATCTACTAATTTAATGTTACCTTCAGGGTCTCTGACTACTAAATCTATAAGTCCATCACAACCACAATTTTTAAATACTTCATACCCATTATCCCATAACCAAGTCACAGCATAATATTCAGCTAAGTCTCCTTTTCTACTGGCTGACTTTTCTTTAATGTGTTTCATACCAATTCTCTCCTATCTTGTATTCTCCTGTTAAAGGACAACGCATATTAAAATACTCACTTGCTTTTTCAATAGCTTCAACTCCAAGCCTACCTACAAAATCTGCTTGATATTCCTTGACTTGTATTTGCCATTCATCATGTATGTTAGCAACAAACTTAGCATCAAGAGTATTTAAGTTTATTAAATCTTGTAAGATACACATGGCTTTCTTCATAACAATGGCACCCCCGCCTTGTAATAAAGTATTAAGTGCAGCATGTTGACTACGTACATATATCTTACGACCATCTAATCCTTTTAAAAATCCTCGTTCAGAAGCTTTCTGTACTTTATCTTTTAAAGTTCTAAGTGAAGGTAAGTTCTTAAAGAAAGTTTGTTTTAGTTCTTTACCTTTCTTTAATCCACCACCTGCAACACTACCTATCTTAGCATCACCTGCACCATAAACTAATGCATAGATAAATGTCTTAGCTTGGTCTCTTGTTTTAAGACCTGCAAGTTTTTGATTGGTAGTATGTATGTCTCCATTAATTACTTCTTCAATGTAATCGGAGTCGTCCATGTAATGTGCTAACATTCTAAGTTCTAAAGAACTAGCATCTATACCTACAAGTTTATAACCTTCAGGTACAGTCCAACATGAACGACACTCTTTACCATATGGAGAACCTGCATTTGGAACTTGTGCCATGTTAGGATTTCTGTGTGTCATTCTACCTGTAATAGTTCCATTAGGTATGACACTTCCGTGAACTCTATCATCTTTAAGTTCATCTATCCAAGATGTAACTTGTGCAATTCTTTTTTGATAAAGTAAAAAGTCTGCAATTAATTTAGCTTCTCGTATGTGTTCAATCTTTTTGAGAGTACCTTCATCAACTATAGGCTGACCTGTAGGTGTGAATTTAACAGGCTTCCAGCCAAAGTCTATAAGATATTCTCCTATTTGTTTACGACTACCTAAATTAAAGTCAACTAACTTTTGTCTCATAAAAGGTTCAAAGTTATTCTGTGTCATACAAGTGTCATACTCTTCATCAGTAAGTCCACGTTTAGATAAAGTTCCATCTTTTTTGACATACGGAGTTACTAACTTATCATCAACTAACTTAGGTTTAAAAGTATTATGTACTTCTTCTTCTACCTCAAGTTGTTTTGCTTTAAGTTCAGCTAATAACTCCATAGCTTTCTGAGTATTAAAAAAGAATCCATTACGTTCTTGGTCTTTAATTATACTAGCTACTTGATGTTCAAGTTCTATAGAAACTTGACTAAATATTTGTCCTTCTTTTATAAGATAATTATAAACAGCTTCATTTAATTTCACATCTTGAATACAATACTCTAACATCTCAGGAGTATATGAATCAAAGTCTTCAGGCTGTTCTTGTTTTAACAGTCCGACTCTCCAACCCCAAGCTTTTAAAGCATGTCCATTCTCACGAACAGGATTGAATAGTCTTGACATAACAAGTGTATCTTCTATCTTACAATTAAACTTAGCACCGTAAAGTTTTTCTAGTACAGGTATATCATAACCTATGATGTTGTGACCTATAAGTGTGTCAGCTTGTTGTAAGAATTTAATTCCTTCTTCTATCTGTGTGTTATCAAATGTATGTATCTTACCATTTAGTTCTTTGGCTACAATACACCACACATTATTAGGGTGAAGTCCATCAGCTTCTATGTCAAATACTATTTTAGAATTGTTCATTGTCAAATGTTTCCTCCTCTGATACTTCAAACAATCTACCAGTATCAGGATTATATCTAAGACCACAAGCCAAACCTGTATCACCTGTATATCTAGATTTTAATACACGAACCTTAGTGGTGTTTGCTTCTTCAGGATTACTTGCTTGTTGGTTTCTTTCTAGTGCAATCACACAATCAGATAACTGTGCTATACCTTGTGAGCCTTTTAAGTGTGATAGAGATACTTCAATACCTTGCTCGTGTCCTTTATCACCTGATGCTCTACGTAAGTGAGATACTAATATCATACCTACTCCTGTTTCTTCTACAAGACTACGTAATTTATTCATCAACATATCAATACCTCGTCTCTCGTCTCCTTCGTGGAGAACATTGACAAGCATATGTAAGTGGTCAACTACCACCCATTTACATTCACATCCTACGATAATATATCTAAGCTTGGCAAAGATATCATCAATGTCTGTAGCACCTAAATGAGCATGAATATAAACTCTACCTTCAGGGATTGCTTTGTCAAACAAAGTAAGTAAATCCTCTTCAGTATAGTTCTTTCTTTTTTCCGATAAATAAATTCTATCGTTAGCTTCAATGGATAAGATACCATCAGCAGTTCTTAACCAGTTCTCTTCAAGTGCTACAATACCTACATTATCGTCTGTGTTTTTAATGAGCCAATGTTCAAGCTCTCTAGTTACACTAGACTTTCCGAGTCCTGTTCCACCTGTAAGTGTTACCAGTTCTCCTTTACGCATTCCATATAGTTTCTTGTTCAAGCCTTCCCATGGATATGCAATACTCTCCTTCTCTTCTCTATGTAACCAATCACTTTTCTGTGATGATAGTTCCATGATACCTGAAGGTGTGTATGTCTTAGCATTCCACCATGCTTGAGTAAACTCTTGGAATTTGTTTTGTTTAAGCATTTCATTTGCATCTTTATATCCATTCGGAAATGTCATGATTCTAGTTTTGTTAGGCTTTAGTATTTTAGCTACAGCTTTTGCAGCTTCTTTACCTGCCTTGTCATTATCAAAACATAAGACTACATTTTCAAATGATTCTACAAATTCAATACTCTCTCGTATATCTTTAACAGCAGCCGAAGCTCCACGTTTAAGAGATACTACTGACCACTTACCTTGAAAGAGTTCATGTACTGCCATAGCATCACACTCACCTTCAGTAATTGTCAGATACTTACCACCTGTATTTCCATACAGTTGCTCTCCGAATAAACCTGTGTCTTCAAAAGTACCATTAGTAGTAAAGCCTTTATTAGCTACAAACCTAGTCTTAGTACCAACAACTTCATTACCATTAAAGTATGGATAGATATGTTGGGTGACATTATTATTTCTATCTTTAACTATCTTAACACCGAACTTAGTTGCTGTCTTTTCAGAGATACCTCTGTCGGTTAAAGCACCATAAGCACCAGTATAAGATGTAAGGAATGTATTATCAGGTTTAGGTTTACTCGTCATTTCAACTACCTTACCTGTTGATTCATTCTCATAGTCTGTAAAGAATGTATTACAACTAAAGCATTTAGCAGAGCCATTCTCATTTAGAGAAACAGCATCACTGCTACTACATTTAGGACAAGGTAATTTGTGTTTAATAAATTGAGTTCGTTCTTGTTGCATTCTATCTCCATTAGAAATGTGGCTAGGCTTTTACACCTAGCCGATTTATATTTATTCTGAGTCTTCAGATGTATCTGCTTCCTCTTCTTGCTCAACCATAGCTTCAGGAGATTCCTTTAGCACAGCTTCAAGATTATTCTGATGACCTTGCGAAGCAAAGTTCAAAGCTTCTACTATAGTATTTAAAGTACCTATCTTAGTGATAGAAATATTAGCATTAGCTTTTCTTTGCTCGTCCTCAATCTTTGTTACATCAAAGACTGATTCACCATCATCATTTTTAATAGTAATAATCATTATTAAAACTCCTCGTCTTCATCAAAGAACTCAGAGCCATCAGATGATTTATACTCTACTAAGTCTACAATTTGAACAGCCTGTAAGTCAAGACCTTTTCCTGTCTTACCTGCATACTCCCAATCGTATTCATTATATTGGACTCTAACTTTAGAGCCATTACCGACAGCAAGATTTACTTCCTGTTTGTTTTGGTCTAGTAATCTAGGAGCAACTCTGACCATACCATTTGGTCCATTGACTTTCCTTTTAATTACTACAGCAGAACCTTCATCCATCTGCTTAATGGTATGTCCACGAGAAGCAAAGTCATTTGCTGTCTCTTCATCAACAACTAAGTTGATTGTGTACATAGGTTCGTAAGTTGTATTAGGCTCTTTAATACTAGCCCAATACGCAGTTCCTTCTACTATCATATTTACCTCCTAGGTTTAGTTATTAGAAGTTGGTTAAAAACTGGGAGAGTTGTGAGCTGACTACTCTCGAAGTCATGGACTGAAGCCAAACCAAATAGTTTTATATTTGGAGATAGAGGGCTTAAAGTTCTTTGGTTACTCGATGTCATGTTGCACATTCTACACTAATCCTTGATGAATGTCAAGCAAAATATCATTTAATGTATAAATACTTTCATCACAAAGTTTAACATAATAATATTCATCCTCTTTCCAGCAAACTTCATAAGCTATTTTGTTCTCATAAAGCTCTTGATTATTAGCCTGAATCCAAGACTCAAACTCTCGGTACTCATCCTTGTTTAATTTTTTATATCCTTCGTACATATTATAGTCTCCACCATGTTGGTTGTTCTCTGTTTTTGTTCCATTGTGCATAATGTTTTTCATGTATAACATAATTCCTATATGCTTTGATAGGGTCATCATCTTTATATTCATCAGGCATAGCCTGTGCTAGTGGTGTCATTTCTCCTTTGTCTTCAATGTTATCAGGTTTAAAATACAAAGCAGTTTTTAATTTAGTAATGCTACCATGCTCTCTACCATACCTATATTTATATTCATCTCCTAATGCAATAAAGTGATTATATAGCCATCCATAATTATCATAGCAATCTCTAGCCCAAATAGTACAAGGATGATTCTTGTATGCTTCTTTGTAAAGTCCGTTAGCATCTGCATAATCATCACCATCTAATACTCTATGTGCTGTGCATAGCATCTGTGCAGTTTCAAGTGGCATCTTTACCAGCATCTTATCAGGCTGTGCTTGTGCTGACTTTATTGGACACTCATCAAAATAAAATATGTTCATTAATTACTCCACGTTTCTTGTTCAATAAATTCTACTATCTTATTTCTAAGATTGCAAATACTATTAAACTGTGGATGTTCAATATCAATCTTATCAACTCCATACTTTTCTAAAAGATTATAGAAATCATCTTGAAAGTTTATAAAGTTATTATCTGTCATTTCTTTTGCTGTCATAGTTCCCTCCTAAATAAATAATTTAATTATACCTGTTAGTAATACAAAAGTTGCTACTGCATTTAATACTATCAAGGCTCTGTCGTTCCACATCAAACCTACTAAAGTCCACATAAAACAACCTATAAAACTTAGTATTAAATCTACTTCTTGAAATTCCTGAACTGACCTAAAACAAATTGCTATTATTATAAAACAACTTGCAACCCATTTCAAGTACCAATCAGTTGTCCTTTCTTTTCTTGTCATAATCACTATCTGCTATTATAAATCCAACTGCTGTCAAAGATACTAACATAAATAGTATTACAAATCCTAGTCCTATTAGTTCGCCTATCATTTACTACCTCTCTTTACATATTTATAAGTATTTTGATTCCACTCAGCATCTAACATCTCTACTAGTTCCCATTTAAGACTATGTAAATTTTGAACATCAGATAACCATAAATCGTTTGTCTCATGTAAAGTATTTAACATGCTTCGAAGTTTATCAATGTATTTAAACATAGTATCATACTCTTCGTTGTTCATTTCAATAGTCACTTTATTTTTTAAAATTTTAGTTTTCATCTACCTTGCCCTCTATATTTCTTATGGTTAGCTTTTTTATTTTTATTCATGGTAGAGTATCCAACATTACCTCTACCTTGACTTGTTCTCTTACCTCTAACACCAGTAGCTGATGTATGAGATTGACTAAATGCTTTTGATTTTACAGCCATTCTATTTTATCCTTTTTTCTTTTGTCACTATATTCAGTAACTCGTTTACCATTACCATAGCCAACAGTTCTTTGAGACCATGCACCATCTTTGAATCTAACTTCTATAAATAAAATAGAATTATCTTCATTCTCTTGTTCTATTTCTTCTTTTCTTTTTTCTACTTTATCTTTATATTGTGTCATGTTTCTTTTGAAATAATGTTTTCAAACACATCATAACATACTGAAATTTGCCCCTGTCTTTCAACATAAAGAGCTGTAACAGCTAACATTAATGCTATGATTATTCCTATGTAATTATAATCTCTAATACTAAACTTCACTATAATTTTCCTCCATAATTTTAAATGTATCCTGCAATTCTATCTCAGGTATATATCCTCGAAGCTCTCTCAACTTTACAATATTCATATTCTCTATGTCCCAAGATTTATTATCTACAGTTCTTGTTACACTTTTTATTTCATCAATCATATCAATACCAATCATAGTATCAATAGCAGAATAAATAGAACTACAATAAGTTTTAAGCTTATCATCTTTTCCATTTATTACTACATCAATTATATACTCATCCATTACCTGCTATCTCCTGTAGTTCTTTATAAGTTTTAATATGTGGATTACGTTTGATATGTTTCATAATCCATTTGTCTGTCATGTAAGACAAGTAAAGCTGTCCTTGACCAAAGGCGTGAGTCTGGTCAGGCAGTAAGCCTTCAACATTGTCAACAGTAATAGTCGATGCTTGGTCTTCAGGTAAGAGAGTCTGAAGCCACTCAACTTGGATAGGCTTTACTCGTCTACGTAGTTCTTTTATTTTCTTTTGATTCATATTATTTCCATGCTGTAAATTCCATATAGGGTGTTTCTCTATGCGTTTCAGGTAAAAATTCTACCATACTTTTCACATCTTGTAAAGTCCAATTAGTTGCTGTTGTTTCTCCCTCATCATCATGAGATAACAACAATGCTTTACCTGCATAGTTAGCACCAATCTCTAGCATTCTAAAGTATCTTTGATTATCTATAAGTAAACCCTCATCATCTATATACATATCTTCATGAGGTGTAAGTCTCACACAATCAAAAGTTCTACAGTCAACTAAAGAGTAAATCTCTCTATAGTCTCCTGTGTATTCAGTCTCCTTGATTGTTTGGTCAAATGGATTTATTAATATTGCTTTCATAAGTTTCTCCTTTTAATATATTGCTCCGTTATAAAATCTATTCTCGGCTATGAATCCAAGTATCTCATCTCTATCATCGTCTTCATGTAACCCATACACATCACAGATGATTCTGATATCTTCTTCAAGTAAGCCTTGCTCATCTTGTTCTAAAACATCATCAAGTATTCTATCGAATGCTTGGTCGTTTATCATGTCTACATCAGGTTCTATTTCACTTGTCATACTACCTCCTCTAAATCTTCAAGCTCTACATATTCTGCAATGTGTGACCAGTCTAAGTTAGGTGCTTGAAATATTTTTACGCTTCCGTCTTCGTTTAAAATTTCATTGCCCTCTTCATCATACATATAAAAAGAACAATCCCATACTCCAATTGATTTCACGCTACTCTCCTTTTAAATAATTTATTTCTTAAATGTTCTGCATCTTTTGGATTAAATTCATTTAAATGTTTTAAAATATTATACCATATTTTATCTGCTTGTTGTTGATATCCTCTTTCAAAAGGATATTCATTTAA